TATGGCTGTATTCTTTACCAGGAACAAGTTATGCAAGCATGCGTACACCTTGGCGGTATGTCCATGTCGGAAGCAGATAAAGTTAGAAAGATCATTGGAAAGAAAAAAGATGCTAAAGAATTTGATCAGTTTAAAGAGAAGTTCGTAGAAGGAGCATCTAAGTTTATTGCTCCTAATGCTGCTCGTGATCTATGGCATGACTTTGAGGCTCACGCAGGGTACTCATTTAATAAGTCACACGCAGTAGCATACTCAACGCTATCCTACTGGACAGCATGGCTAAAGTATTATTACCCACTTGAGTTTATGTACTCAGTGCTAAAGAATGAAAAGGATAAAGATGCAAGAACTGAATACCTTATTGAAGCAAAAAGAATGGGCATTAGCGTTAAGTTACCTCACATTAACGATTCGGATATTGATTTTAAAATTGAGGGTAAAGGCATTCGGTTTGGACTCAGTGCTATCAAGTTCATATCTGACAAGATTGGTGAACGATACATATCGGCACGACCATTCCGTTCGTACAAAGAACTTGAAGAGTTTACATTTACCAAGGGCAACGGAGTAAACAGTCGTGCACTTCAAGCACTAAGGGCAATTGGCGCTGCAACCTTTAATGATAACCCTAGAAATGATCAGGAGATTAAAGAGAACCTGTATGAATACTTAAACCTTCCAGAGTTTAATATCACAATACCCTCTCACTATTACGCATTTATTCAGGACATTGTTGACTTTGAAGAAAAGGGATCATACATCTTTATGGGTATGGTAAAATCAATTAAACGAGGAACAGGATGGTCACGAGTTGAAGTTTTGGACAAAACTGGCAGTGTCGGTATATTTGATGATGAAAATACGACTATTGAGACAGGTCGTTCTTATCTGGTCTTGTGTAATGATAACAGGATTGTTTCTTTCATACCTTCAGATGAGATAAAAGAATCATCCCATGCTCTTGTAAAATTCTTAAGTTACAAGCAGTTACCTTACAAGGATGATGAGATGTTTGTGGTCTCATTTAAACCAAGAACTACAAAGACTGGAAAGAAGATGGCCTCTCTTACTCTTGCAGACACAAGTAGAGATTTGCATTCAATCACAGTTTTCCCTACATCATTTGCAAAAGCATATATGGGTATTGAAGAGGGAAAGTCATATAAGTTTAATTTTGGAAAGACAAAAGATGGAACAGTAACCCTGGAGGATTTTTCATGAGTATATTAATTACAGATGACAATTTTTTATCTGCACAAGAAATTGAAAAAATAGGCAAAGATTTCTATAGGCTTCCAGCAATATTTACTCCTTTTACCTATCATGTATCAGAGGATAGTTTGCTAAAAAATAGCAAGAAGTATTCAAATAGATTTATGTATTCAAGTTATTCTGGAGAAGAGAATTTTACAAATCAACTTTCTATTATGATTCTTGAAAAATTTTGTAGCAAGCACAAGATAGAGTATGATAACATTGATAGAACAAGAAGCAATACAACATTTTTATGCAATGAAGAAAGGCCTTCGATTCCACATGTAGATACTTATAAAGATCACCTAGTTCTTTTGTACTATGTAAATGATAGTGACGGAGACACCTTGCTTTATAGCAACAAGTATAACGAGCAAGAAGATAATGACATGATTGTGGAGCATAGAATTTCTCCAAAAGCAGGAAGAGCAGTTCTTTTCAATGGAAATGCCTATCACTCTTTTTACTATCCTAATAAGAATAACACCAGATCTGTAATTAATATAAATATATCAAAGAATGAGGAAAAATAATGGCAGTAACCATAGAAGAAGCGCTAGCACAGTTAGACCCAAAGTTAAGAAAGAGACTAGGTAGTGGCGTAGGAGTAAACTATGAGTATCAACCTACACCTAGTTTTGGATTAAACCGTGCACTAGGAGGTGGACTTCCTTATGGCAGACAGGTTCTTATCTGGGGATCTAAGTCGTCTGCAAAGTCCTCTATGTGCCTTCAAATGATTGCTCTAGCACAAGCAGAAGGAAAGTTGTGTGCATGGATTGACTCAGAAATGTCATACTCAGAAGATTGGGCTAGAACTCTTGGGGTAGATCCAGAAAAACTTATCTACTCACAGGCAAGAACAATCAGTGACATGGTAGATGTAGGTGTTGGATTAATGAATGCTGGTGTTGACTTAATTGTGGTAGACTCTATTACATCAATGCTTCCAGCAATCTATTTTGAAAAAGATACAGATGAAATGAAAGCATTAGAAAATACAAAACAGATTGGAGCCGAATCCCGTGACTTTAGTAACGCATGGAAAATGCTTAACTATGCAAACAATAAAGTTAAGCCAACTCTGCTTGTTCTTATTTCTCAGTCTCGTAACAATATCAATGCTATGTATACTAGCCAGCAGCCTTCTGGTGGTCAGGCTACTAAGTTTTATTCCTCATGTATTGTTAAACTCTTTTCTTCAGAGTCAGACAATCAAGCAATTAAGGGCAAGATCAAGGTAGGAGATAAATTAATTGAAGAAAAAATTGGTAGAACTATTAAATGGGAACTACAGTTCTCAAAAACCTCCCCAGGGTTTCAATCTGGCGAGTATGATTTTTATTTTAGAGGTGATGATATTGGTCTTGACACCATCGGCGATCTTGTTACTACTGCTGAACTAAATGGTATTGTAGAGCGAACAGGTGCTTGGTACATCCTTCCAGATGGATCAAAGGTGCAAGGTAAAGAGGCATTTGTTAATCGTGTAAGAGAGGATCTTGACTTGCAAGAATCAATCAAGGCTAAGTTAAATGGGTAGTTTTACAGTCTATCATGGGAAATTTGTATGTCATGAATGTAGAGCAGAAGTAAAATCTCTAAGGCTTTACGCAGAAACAAAAACAGCAACCTGGATGTGTCCAGAAAAACACATAAGCACAGTAAAGTTTGGCAAGCAGAAATACAAGGGCAATGACAGAGAAGAGTGAGTCTAAGAGAATAGGTGCTAAGCAGCATAAGAACTCTGGAAGGAATACTAAAAAGGGAGATGCTTCCTGGAAAAACTTTGTTGTAGATTTTAAAGAGGTTGGAAAATCTTTTACATTAAATAAAGAGGTTTGGGCAAAGGCTACTACCGATGCCATGAAGAACGGAAAAGACCCAGCCATAGTAGTCGTAATAGGCGAGGGTAACTCTAAAGTAAGACTTGCTATAATTGAGATGAGTATATTAGAAGATCTAGTGGAGGAATAATGGAACAGCAAAAAACAACGATAGAGATGGTCAATGGTTTGGCAGAGATAGCGGACTATATGCAGGATGAGGAGTTGACAACTGCCTTAACATTCATTGCTAAGATTATTATAAAGCCAGACATTCCTTTGAATGTAGCACATATAGAGATTGTAAGGCTTCAAGCAATTGCAGCAAAGATGGCTTTTAAAGCAACTTGGATGGCAAATGTGGACAAGTCAGACAGAGGCAAAAAGAATCTTTATTATACGGCAGCAGAGTCGTTAAATAACTTGGTGTCTGCACTAAAGTACATAACCCGATAATCTGCTATACTTATACTAATAGAAACGAGAAATGATGACGAAGAATTTATTGCATACGGTAATGATAAAGCCAGAAGAAAAGCCAATTCACCCCATCGATATTGCTGGGCTTGAGGCAAAGATTAAAGAAGGCTATACGATTACTCGTGTAGACAAGCATACAACAAAGAAGACTTTTGCTCCATCAACTATTGCCTACGGGCATGGTGAGTGTGCTCGATACTGGTACCTTGCTTTTGATGGGCAGATGTTCGAAGATAATGCAGATGCTTATAGCGCAGCCAATATGACTGCAGGAACTCTATCACATGCAAGAATTCAAAACGCAATGCTAAACGCTGGAATTGCAAAAGTTTATCGTGATGAAAATAACGAAGCCACCACAGAGTTCAAGATTACAAATCAAGATCCTCCTATCTTTGGATATGGAGATGTCATGTTTGATTGGCAAGGCCAAGAACTCATTGGTGAAATTAAAACAATGATGAACGAAGGGTTTGAATATAGAAAGGCATCAGGCAAGGCCAAGACTGGTCACTTAATGCAGTTGCTTATCTATATGAAGATCTTAAAGAGACCAGTTGGTGTAATGATTTATGAAAATAAAAATAATCATGAACTCCTTTTGATCCCTGTAGATGTAAACGATCATTACCGTCGGTGGGTAGACCAGGCATTTGATTGGATGAGACTAGTTAGAAAGACATGGGAAGATAGAACCCTGCCAAACAAAAACTATAGATCAAACTCCAAGATATGCAAGTCATGCCCAATTAAAAAAGCATGTGAGTCTGCAGGTCCAGGCGTACTAAAAATAGCGCCCTTGGAGATTCTCGGTGAAGAATTGTAAATTTTGTGATAAAAACTTTGAGCAGTCAGTATCTTATCAAATATATTGTTCTGCAGAGTGTAGAGATCTAGCAACAAAAGAAAAAATTGCTGAAAGATATTTACATTCAAAAAGACAGAAAAGAAGGGGCAAGACAAGGCTTTGCAAGTCCTGTTCTACACCTCTTTCTATATATAATGATGATTCAATATGTTCTTCTTGTGCAGTAAATCCAGATGCAGTAAACAAAGCAATTAAAGAAATAAAAGGAAAACTAAATGGTAAAAAATAAATGGGGTATAGAAGTCAAGCCACATAAGATTTGTGCTATTGACGCTAGTACTAACAGCCTTGCTTTTTCTTTATTTTCTGGAGAAGATCTTGAGTCAGTTGGCAAGATTACTTTTGAAGGAAACAATACATACGAAAAGGTAATGGACGCAGGCAAAAAAGTAAAAGGATTCTTTGATATATATGGTGGGTTTGAGGCAATAGTTATCGAGCACACAGTATTCATGAACAGTCCAAAGACTGCAGCAGATCTTGCCTTGGTTCAGGGAGCAATCCTTGGTGCTGCTGGTCAAACTGGAACTAGAGTAATAGGAACTGTTTCACCAATCACTTGGCAAAACTATATAGGAAATAAGAAGATATCTAAAGATGAACAACTTTTTATTCGTTCACAGCATCCTGGTAAGTCAGTTTCCTGGTATAAAACTTACGAAAGAAATCTTCGTAAAGAAAGAACTATAAAATTTATTAACACTATATATGATAGAACTATTACTGATAACGATGTTGCTGATGCGTGTGGCATTGGCCACTGGGCTATAAAAAACTGGGGGAAAGCAATTGGAGTTGACAAATAGCACCATGGCTGCTAAACTATATACATCAGAAGTCTTTATGCGTAAGAGATATCTTATGGACAAGAAGACTCCAGAAGAGATTGCAAAGGAGTGTGGAGTGAGTCTAGAGACTATCTACGTATACCTTGCTAAGTTTGGATTGAGGAGGTCGAAAAGATGAACAAAGTTGAGAAGGCATTGGTAGCACTTGCTGTCACAGGCGCTGTTGGTTTTGCTTTTGCCTTTGCTGCGCTAAAAGGAATTCCAGAATCATTTGATTGGGAACTTGATGAAGAGGAATCCTATGAGTGACAATCTAAACATAACAGTTGATCAAGTTAATAATCCCTTACACTACACATCAGACCCATCTGGCATTGAGTGCATTGAGATAACTCGTCATCGTAATTTTAACATTGGTAATGCCTTTAAGTATCTGTGGAGAGCAGGACTTAAAGATGAAGCAAAGACTATACAGGATTTAGAGAAGGCAATCTTTTATATCAAGGATGAAATAAATAGACTAGAGGGAAAATATGTCAACTGAAGATGATCTAGTTAAGCACCTTGATCAAGTAAATCAGGTAGTAGAAGAATACCTTAAGGGTAATGACCCAACAGTAATCTCAAAGCAACTCTCAATACCAAGACAAAGAGTAGTAACACTTATCAATGAGTGGAAAGTCATGGCATCTGCCAATGATGCTATCCGTGCTCGTGCCAAAGAAGCACTTGCTGCTGCAGACACACACTATAGCAAATTAGTTTCTCGTACATATGAAGTTATTGATGAGGCATCAATGACAAACAATCTTAGCGCAAAGACTGCTGCAATTAAACTTGTCATGGACATTGAGTCTAAGCGTATTGACATGCTGCAAAAGGCTGGTCTTCTTGAGAATAAAGAACTTGCAGAAGAAATGATGGAGATTGAGCGACGTCAAGAAGTTCTTGTTTTAATATTAAAAGACATTGCATCTGAATACCCACAAATTCGTGATGAGATTATGCGTAGACTATCTTCATTTGCAAAAGACAACGAGGTGATTACAGTTGTCCACGATGTTCAATGAGTTTCTTGAAGTACTTAAGGACAACCATTTTCAAGAAACACCAGTAGACGCAAAGACATTTGTTGAGGGTGAGGCATACCTTGGGCAACCTGGACTGTCTGATATTCAGTACGATATTGTAGAGGCAATGAGCCAGATTTATCGTAAAGAAGATCTCATTGACATAATGGGAGAAGAAGAAGGCACAAGATACTTTGAAAAATACACAAAGAACGAAATCATCTTGCAACTTGGGAAGGGATCTGGAAAAGACTTCGTATCAACAGTAGCGTGTGCATATATCGTATACAAACTTTTATGTTTGAAAGACCCAGCAAAGTATTTTGGTAAGCCATCTGGAGATGCTATAGACTTAATCAACGTTGCTATTAACGCACAGCAGGCTAAGAATGTTTTCTTTAAAGGTTTTAAATCAAAGATTGAAAGATCACCATGGTTTGCTGGAAAATTTTATGCTAAAGCAGACTCAGTTGAGTTTGATAAATCAATTACGGTTTACTCTGGTCACTCAGAACGTGAATCACATGAGGGTTTAAACCTTCTTCTTGCAGTGCTTGATGAGATCTCTGGTTTTGCATCTGAAGTTGGAACAGGTAATGAACAAGGCAAGACTGCTGAGAACATCTATAAGGCTTTCCGTGGATCAGTAGATTCTCGTTTTCCAGACCTTGGCAAAGTTGTTTTGCTTTCGTTCCCAAGATACCCAGGAGACTATATCTCAGAAAAGTATGATGCAGTTGTTGCTGAGAAAGAAGTAGTTGAAAGAACACACGAGTTTATTATTAATCCATTACTGCCTGACACAGACCCAAACAATAAGTTTGAAATTTCCTGGGATGAAGATCACATCATCTCATACAAATACCCAGGAGTCTTTGCACTAAAAAGACCTACATGGGAAGTAAACCCAACAAGACAGATTGATGATTTTAAGATTGCTTTTATGACTGACCTTGGAGATGCGATGATGCGCTTTACATGCGTACCAACTTTTGCTTCTGATGCATTCTTTAAGCAACAAGAAAAAGTAAGAGCCTGCATGACACTTAGAAACCCTGTGGATAACTTTAGAAGGTTTGATGAATCATTTAAGCCAGATCCAACTAAGAAATATTATGTCCACGCTGACCTTGCACAGAAGCACGATAAGTGTGCGGTAGCAATTGCTCACGTAGAAAAATGGGTAAACATACAAGTAATTAATAACTACGAACAGGTAGCACCAATTGTAGTAGTAGATGCAGTAGCATGGTGGGAACCAAAGATTGAAGGACCAGTTAATCTTTCAGAAGTTAAACAATGGATTCAGAATCTTAGAAGAATAGGGTTTGATATTGGAATGGTTTCATTTGACCGTTGGCAATCATTTGATATTCAAAATGAATTGAAGCAGGTTGGAATGAAGACTGATACTGTTTCTGTTGCTAAGAAGCACTACGAAGATATGGCTATGCTTGTATACGAGGAAAGACTTGCTATGCCTGCAATTGATTTATTGTTTGATGAACTAACACAGTTAAAGATTATGAAAAATGATAGAGTTGACCACCCCCGCAAAAAGTCAAAGGACTTGGCTGATGCTGTGTGTGGAGCAATATTTGGGGCAATATCACATACCCCAAAAAATATAGACACTGAAGTAGAGGTTCACACCTTTAAAGACAGACCAAAGACTCCAGAGGAGCAATTTGACCTGGAAAGTCGCAATGTGATACAATATAAACCTAGCCAAATAAAAGACATCGAAGATTATTTGGATGGACTAAAAACACTATAAACAAGGAGAATAAATTAAATGAACTCATTTAAGAAAATCGCACTAGCCATGGTTGCAGCCATGACTTTGGGCACAATGGTAGCAACACCTGCAAGTGCTAACACCATGTCAGTTGTAGCATCTACATGGAATGCCGCAAAAACAGGTGGCGCAGGCTATGACACTCCAGCAACTGCTGGAACAGCGCTAACGACTGCAATCGTACGTCCAGTACCTGCAGACAACACTGTTGACAATACAGACGTTGTTCAGATCGTGGCAACAGTAGTAGCAGGAACATCAGTTACTGCAACTTCAACAAATGCAACAATCGTATCTGCACTACACTCAACTGCTGCACCAGTAGGAGCAACATCAGGATCATCATCTTTGACAGTTGCAACTGGTACAGGAACAACAGCAACATTTTATGTCTACACAAAGACAACAGCAATTGGAACAGTTGTAATCACAAATGGTCCAGTAACTTTGACATACTATGTTCAGGGTACTGCTGGTCTTATTAATAACCTAACAGTTTCTGCTCCTTCTACAGGTGCTGCAGGAACAAAGCAAGACATTACAGTAACTGCAACAGATGCATTTGGAAACAAGGTATCTTCTAAGTCAATTACTGCAACAGTATTTGCTTCAACTGCAGTCATGGATACAGCAACAGCAACAACTGGTGCTACACTTTCAGACTTCGGAGTTGCTACATTTAAAGCAACTCTTCCAGCAACTGGAACACGTTCACTTATTACATTTGCTCCAACAACTGCAGGCGATGCAGTTGCAGCAGCAGTAGTAGGCTTGACTGCTCCAACACTTGCTCCATTTGCAGAAATCACAGTTCGTGATCTAGTTTCAGAACTTGCTGCACAGACTGCTGCTAAGGATGCAGCACTTGCTGCTAAGGCAGTTTCAGATGCTGCAGTTGTAAAGGCTGCTGCGGATGCAGTTGCTGCTAAGGCTGTTTCAGATGCTGCTCTTGCAAAGGCTGCTGCAGATGCAGTGGCTGCTAAGACTGCCTCAGATAAGGCACTTGCAGATGCAAAGACTGCTTCAGATGCAGCACTTGCTGCTGAGAAGGCTGCTTCTGCTAAGGCACTTGCTGATGCAAAGACTGCTTCAGATGCAGTTGTACTTGCTAAGGATGCAACTATCGCTAAGTTAACAGCAGATAATGCTGCTGCACTTAAGTCAATTAAGGATGCTTTCAATTCACTTGCAAAGAAGTGGAATGCAAAGAATCCAAAGGCTAAGGTTACTTAC